GAATTCCTCTTAAGATAAGTGGATGTTTTATATAACCTGTTTGATGGGCATCTTCTCGAAGATTTAATTTATTATATAAATCATCTATAGGAGATGCATCTGTATAAGTATCTGCTAAGCCAGCTGTTTTATTTTTCTTAATAGTATCTGAATATTTTTGATCTGGGTTCCATCCTGTATGTACTTTTGGTTTCCATTTGTATGGTCCAAATCCTTCTGTATTTGTAAATGGATGTCCAGTACCACCTTGAGCTTTTCGTTTAGCTAAACCTCTATCTGACATTGTTAAGTCATCAATAATAAAACTATCAGCTGTTTTACGTTCTGCTTGTAATTCTACTAATGTGCCATCATAACTAAAACCTTTAGGTGTTATTGATACTGTTAGATCTCCGTTGTATATAAATTTAGTTTCTGCTGTTACACCACCAATTATTTTATCATCTGTGTTTGATCTAATATTTTTTACTATATTTCCAATTTCTTGAAGACCATTATAATTAAATTCTTCTCCAGAAATTCCTACAAATTGACTTTTTTTCTTATCTCCTCCTAACGGATATATATTTCCTGTAAATCCTTTTGCTTGATCATTAGTTATCCAATCTGCAAATTTAAGATTTCCTAATTGTCTTACACCAGTATGAGTATATTGTTCTCCTTGTATTCCTATAAACTCTGATGGATCTAATTCTTTCCTATTTGTTGTAAATCCTGTTGCATCTTTGTCATCGAAATAATTTACTCCTTTATCTTTAAGTTTACCTAGTTCTCCAGTACCTGTATGCTTATATTTATTTCCTTGTACCCCTACAAATTCTGAAGCTTGTAATTGTTTTCTATTTTTAGTAAAGCCTGAGGCATTTTTATTATCGAAATAATCTACGCCTGGGGCACTACCGTACCAACTTAAATTTGATTTTAAATCCATTAATGCCATTTATTATACTCCCGCTGTTGCAACTTTAGTTGTCTGAAATGAATCGTTAATTTGTAATGCTGTGTTTAGTTCGGTTATTGCTTTATCTCCAATATATACGGGTGGTGGTGTTCTTGCAGCGAATATTAATTCTTGTAATAGTTCTTCTACTCTTTTCATATCAGAAGACTTTTTATCTCCATCACCAAATAGTCCGCCAATAGCTCCAAGTGGATTTGTAGCCGCACCTGCTAATTTACTTAATAGACCAGGTCCAGCTGCTACATCATCGTTTTTAGATGTTTCAAATAATCCTCCTTCTTTTGTAGATATTTGAGTTTTTCCTTTAGCTGGTGATTGTACGTCTCCTGCTTTCTTTATCAATTTCATACCTAATCCTACTGCGGTTGCGGCAGCCGCCGCACCTAATAACGGTCCTATTACTGGTATTGATGCAGCTGATTTAAATGCTGTCATTGCTGCGCCAGCTAATGTTTTAAAGAAGCCTTTTTTCTCTATTACACCAACTGCTCCTTTAGTTACAAGCTCTTTCTTAGCAAAGACCCCTCTTATAGCTGATATTGCTAATGTGGCTTTTTCTACTATTAAACTTTTATATTGATATGCTAACAATCCGGCGAATACCGCAGCTAATGTTATGCTTGCTGCAACTGATTTTTCTATCAGATCAACTATGACTTTTAATGCTTGACCTGCCAATGTTAATGGATAAAATGCACCCTGTAATGCAATGCCTAACATTTTTATAACTGGTCCTAATAATGTAAATACTGCACCGAATGCTTCTGCAAGTGGTAACAATGCTGTTGTTAGTTGATTTTTTATTGATTCAAATGCTGCTCCTGCTTTATCAATTGATTGTTGTTGTGCTAATTTGTTTTGTAATTCTTTTGCATTCATGTCTTTCATTTCTGCAGCCGATAGACCTAAATTTGCCATTGCTGCTTGTTCTTCTGCATTTAGTTTACCTAATTTTTCTTTAACAAGTAATGCTTTTTGTAGTTCGCCAACTTCTAGACCAGTTGCTTTTGCTAACGCTTGTTTTGCAAAAACTCCCATTTCATCAAAATCAGCTGATGATTTTACATTATCAAGAACTGCTTCGGTTGCGCCTGCTATATCACCTGTTAATGCTTTTTGTCTAGCTAAATCTAGATCTATTTGATTTCCTGTTAATGCTTGGAATTCGAATTGTGCAGATAACGAACTTTCTATATCTAGGAGCCCGTCTGCCACTTTAACCATTTGAGATAATGTAACTCCCATTTTTGCTGCTTGAATAGCTGCATTTGCCATTTGTTCGCCACCGCCACTTATATATTTTAAAGCTACTTTTGAATTATCTGCAATATCTTTTTGTACACCTGCAACATTAACTCCTGCTTTTAAAGATACTGCATTTATTTTCATTTGTAATTCTGCAGCACGTCCTTGTTCCTCTCCCATAAGCATTAATGCTGCATGAGTTTTACCAGCTTGTTCTGCTCCATATCCATATGCTCTGCCTGTTTCTGCAACTTTTCCTGCGATCTCAGTATTAACTAAAGATGCAGAACCTAACAATACAATTTGTTCTTTTTGTACTGCAGTTATATCTTCCATTGTAGCTAATTGAGTACTATATTGACCTTGTACTTGTCTTGCTTGATCATTTAAGTTTTTAGCTTGAGCAAATGTTACACCTGCTTCTTTTGAAAGTTCTTTAGCCGATTTTGATATTCCTACAAATACTGCTGCAATTGCAGCTACTGCTATTCCTATTAATGCTACTGGACCCAACATTGCGAATACTTGCAAAGTTAGTTTTTTAAATATTGCTAGGCCGGCTTGAGGTCCTTTAACTAATGCAGTTTGCATTGCAATAGTAACATTCTTTTTCATTGCAGCTCCGAATGTATCTAAACCTAATACATTTGATAATAATCCTCCTCCAGGTAAATCGCTCAATGCTGATTTCATTTTATCAAATGGTTCCATAATCTGATTTGCCATGCCTGAAGATGTTTCTTTAATTTTATCTGTTAATATAGCTGCTTTATCTAAATGAACAACTGAATCTTCTAATACTCTTAAATATTCTAAACCGTTAAGTTGTTCTTTTGCAGACATTTTTGCAGAATCAGCTTGATATGCTCTTTTAGCTGCTAATAATTTATCTCTGAGGTATTCTACATTAAGTGATTCGAGTTCGGCTGTACCTAATCGCATTTCATTATCTAATTGTTCAGTTCTCATTGATGTGATGTTTGATACCACATCTCCCATTACCCCTGCTGAGCTTGCTAGATTTGAATTTTTCTTTTCTGCTTCTGCTAATAGACCTTTGTAAATTTTTGCTTCTTTATTTACAGTTATATTTAGGTCCTTATATATTTTTTGACCTTTAATATTTTTTTGTATTGTGTTACCAATATCACCTAATTGGTCTGCGTATGATTTGGTACTAGATGTAATATCATCTAATATACCTCTTTCCTGCCCTAAAAGTTTATTTATTTTTTCTTGTAACTTTATTCGTTGTTCGTTAAGTTTTTTAATTTCCTGCTCGTAGGTGGCCGAATTTGCATTAAGTTTACGCTCGTCTTCGGCCAGCTTAATTGACTGTTTTTTAAGCTTATTATACTCTTTTAATTGTTCTGGGGTCATTGCCATTAGTTATCTCACTACTAAATTTTATATCCTAATTCTCGTAATATTTTCATTCTTTCTTCAAAATTCTTTTCTTTCCAATTACGATCCTGCAGATACTTTAATTTTTCACTTTTACCTGATTTAATATCTTCTAATTCTTGTGCAGCAGAATCTATTGTATTATGTAGATCTTTTGTAGCTTGTTCGTATGCATCGAATGCTCCTTGTAGTGCAGGATCTTTTCGTGCTAATTTCGCTGCTTTTACAAATCGTCTATTGAGTATTTTTTTCCAAAACCAAGAAAATACTCCTTCATCTATACGATTGATTTGTTTTCTTGCTTTTCTTTCAAATTTGTTTTCTGCCATACTTATTCCTCTTTTTAATAAATATGACTATCTCTTGAATTTGGGTGCCTTTATACGTGATTTAGAGTTAGCATTACGAGCCGCCTTCTCTTCAGCTTTTTGTTGTTTTTTGAGAGTTTGTTCAATACGTTTAATAAAGAATCTTCTAATATGTATTGGCATATTAGTTACATCCATGTATGTGAATCCACCTTTACCGTAATAAATAAGATCGAAAATCTCTTGGTATACTCCTAACTTATAATTCTGAGTCAGGCCAAAAAAAGTTGAGTCCAATGTTAAGTTGGCTGTGAAAGGTATCTCCGGAATCAACATCCGGAACTTCAACTGATAAATCTATATCTGGAGTTATCGTTCTGAGGTATTGTCTTATTGATCTAGAATCTAAAGCTAATAATTCATTGTCAATAAATTTTCTAATTTTTACATTATCTGTATCACCATCTAATGCTATTATAATATATTTCAACATTGTTGTTAATGTTGCAGTCTTTTTAAGTTTGGCTAATCCTTTTAATTCTGCATCAATCTTCTTTTGTATACCATGATTTAATATACGTATTGTAACTACATGTTTACTAGCTGGTAGTTCAAATGGAAATTCGTTCTTTCCATCTTCTAATAATGTCCAATCAATTATCCTATCTTTTAATTGAGTTAAATCTACTGTATGTTCAACTTGTTCTCCAGTTGCTGGATGTGGTACAGACATTGGATATTCTTTTCCGTATCCTAATACTCTTGCTGCGATCATAATTGCATTTTTGTCTCCTAACAATAAATCATTATAATCACATGGAGTTACTATCAATGCTTGAAATAATTTATCTAATACTACACCATTTTTAATAAATGACTGATTTGTAAGAATATCTTCTTCCTTAGCAGTCATATATTTCATTTCTATTTGTCCTGATGATAATGGACTATCAGGTGAATATAGTTTACCTTTTGATGGTAATTGTACTATTTCTGTTGGATATGATGTTGTTTGGTTGCCTGTAGTTTGATCTATATTTGCAATAGCAACTGATTTTAATTGTTCATCCGTCATTTCTTTTGTTGGATAATCTCTATTAACTTTGTTTGACATATAATACTCCTTTTAATAACTTTTATTTAATATAAATATGTAAGAACAAAAAAAATCCCACCGTATAGGTAGGATTTTTAATGATTTATATTTCTTTCTAGAATTGAAGGATTGCATAATCATATTTTAATGTTAACTCGATATTAACAGGATCTTCTGTTGCCCAATCCATATCACCGAATGTTGCTGCTGATATAAATGTGCCTTTAAGTGTCCATTCTTCTACCTTATCACCTACAGGTCCTAAAGTATTAAATGTTATATCCTTTTTATAGAAATCAGAATAACCATCTCTACCTGTTACTGATTCATGATGTAATCTTACCCATTCCATACAAGCTTGTGCTGCTGATGGTACAACTGGGTCATATAATGTTACTGTTACATCTTGCCATCTCGTTTTGCCTTTAAGTTTTCTTTCAACATTAATATGATCGAGAATAACTTCTCCTTGATCTAATGATGGTCTTGAAGCTGCCTTAACAAGATATGCTGGGATTCCTTCAATATACATAATAAACCTATTAGCCATTTTTGGTTCATATGCGGTATAAAATATTTCAGTTGGGTCAAGTAATTCTGCCATTTTTTTTCTTCCTCTTTATTTAATATAAATATGCATTTCTTCTAATTTTCTATCTACTATTCTGGAAATGCTGCACCAGTTGGCATAATATTAAAGTCAATTAATATAAATTCGGCTGTCTTAGCAGGTTGCAAGAATATTTGTCCCACCATTTGATTTCTGTCAATTACATCTGGTGTGTTATTTGTTGTATCCATTACTACCTTAAATGCATATAATCCTTGTCTTTGTTGAACTGATTCAAAATATGGATTAACTATACTTAAGAATTTATTTCTAGTTGCTGCTGTATTATTTTCGAATACCAAGAATTTAGATGTACTTGCAATAAATTTCTTAGCTGCGATTAATAATCTTCTAACATTTACTCTATCTAATGCAGATGCTTTCTTTTGCATTGTTTTCTGTCCGTAAACAGTTACACCTGTATTAGGGAAAGTTGCAATTGGATTAACATTAGAATCATAAAGGGTATCTCTATTAGTTTGAGTTAATTTTCTTTCTGCTCTAATCGCCATATCAATTCCACCTCTATTAAGACCTGCTGGTGCAAACCAAGGTGCTGCAACTCTATCATTAAATGCATATACGCTAGGAATCATTGTACTTGCAGGAACCCAAACATTTTGTCCTAAATCGGCATCAGGAATTTTTACCCATGGCCAATATGCGGCTGCATAATTTGTATCTCTTGTAGCTACCTTTGCAGCTACATCTGTAATACCAGAAGTGCTTCCTGCGGAGAATTCTAATGCATCTAATACAAGGAAACAATCTCCTCTAGCTTCTACCGCATTAATTGCAGATGTTATAATTGCTGAATGTGCACCACCTAAATTATCAATAATACCAGGTATTGTTAATAAGTTAATATCATATTGATCTTGGTTCTTCAATAAGTTAATTGCATCTTCATAAGCTGTTTGAGATGATGCTAAACTCATACTTATACCTTGCGAATTAGCTGCAGCTATATTTTCCCACATTTGTTGTGGATGATTAACATTTCCATCAGAACCTCCTGCGAATGAACCAGAACCTGCTGATGGTAATGAACCTGATAATGAATTGTCTCTAATTGTTCCATTTTCGTCCAAATAATTTAATGTTTTCTTATGAACTGTTACTCTAACATATTTAGATCTATTTGCAAAGTCTCCTGTAGTATACAAGAATGGTTCTGACTCTCCGGTACCCATTAAAGATTT